CCAGCCTCTTTTGCTTTTGGAAATGCTGATTTGTAAAAAGATTGAACAACAGCAACATGCTCCGGTTCATTGTTTCTAACAACACGAGCGAGGTTAAGAGCAGTAAGGGGGTCGTCACCAAAGTTAGTAAGGGTAGATGACAGCCTTTCCATAAACTCAATATTTTTATCAGAAAGTCCATAGTCTATTGGGTTTAGAATATTGTTATAAACTGCCAATGCCCCTTGTATTTGTTCGGGATCGTAAACACCACTACCAGCAAGATTAGAAAAACTTCTATTAAGAACATTAGACGCAAAGGGGGCGGAGGCAATAAAGGATAAAGCAATAGAAGAGGCTTCGGGATCAAAAATATTTCTTGTATCAATAGGCTTGCCGAATTGCTCAATTCCAATTTGAGCTAAAGCAGAATCTAAAGCAGTTCTTGCAGCCTTATTATTTTCAAAAACTTGGCCACTATTTCTATAATCTAAAAGCGCAGCCGCATGATTAGTTTGCTTGCTTACAGCTAACTCACTAGACCTTGCAGTTTTTAAGCCGCTAACAAAGACATTCAAAGTATTTGCCCGCTGTGTGGTAGCGGCAGATTGACTAATCAAATCCTCTAGCCACGGCATATCAGTTTTTAATTTTTCGTCAGAAAAGTCTTTAAACTTTACAGCGTTTTCAAGTTTAACCAAATCTTGCAGGGTATAATTTTTTGCAGCATTTTGTATTCTTGCATTTCTTATTGAATCTGAAAGAGCATTTTTTAAGTCCCTTTGTTTTTCGCCAGACAAACCAAATACAGAAATAGCATCCTCATCCAGGCTTTCCATTACTAGTTGTGCTGTATACTCAGCTTCTCCAACATCGCCATTTGACATGGCAATAGCAGCCTGAGCGATTGTATTTCTCATGTCTGTTTCATATTGAGAGCGAGACTGAATTTGCTCTGCCTGAAATGCTTTGTTTTTTATATCCAAAGAATGTTCAAAGCGAACAGCCTCAGCATTGCTTGCAAACATAGCAGCAAACTTTTCATCAGTAGTTCTTGTTAACTCTGTTGAAGTTGTTTTTATATATTCTTGGTAGGCATTGTTAAATGATTTTTCATCACGGTAAACTTGCCTAAACTCAGCAGCAGTATTTAACGCGTCTTGTTTAAGAGCAACATTATATTTTTTATCTAATTCTTTTTGCGCTTGCTCTACGCCTCCCCGGCCAAGTCTGCTTGGGGGAGTTATGTAATTAATACTTCCGTCTTCTTTTCGAACACGAACTTTATCAGCAAAGTCTTGCCCTTCTTTTACTTGAAGAGTTTTTGCTAAACCAAACATCGCATCAGAAACAGAACTAGCAAGTTTTGCTTTAGCGTCATAAGCTCTATCTGCTCCGGTAGTTACATCAACAACGCCAATGGGCTTTGTAAGAAACGATTGTCCTGCACGTGATCTTTTAATCTCAGCCATTGTAATATCCTATCAACTTTTAGTTGGCATGAGGGTTGAAGCTTTATAGGCCGTATCCAACAACGTTGCACGTGCTTGCTGACGATAAACATCAGAAGTAACCCTGCCGCGAGCAATAGTTGTCTTGGCTTGTTTTTCTAACTTTTGTTTTTCGCGTTCTTCTTGCGCGCGAAGTCTACTTACATCACGGCCATATCTACGTTCTTCCTCTTTACGCAATGCAGAAATGCTTCGACCTGTGCGTCCCATAAAGGCTGCCATAGCTTCATTTTGTGCAACTAATTCTGTAAACTGTTCTGAACGCTGCTCGTGTTGTTCTGTTGCAAGCTGCGCTACCTCAAAAATTTGACGACGAAACTCAGCCGCTTGTGCTTCCGCTTCACGCCTAGCTGCTCGCGATGCCTTACGTTTTGCTCTAGCCGATGCTAAACCACCAGCTACTTGAAATGCCGCTGCTACCCAAGCCATTAGAAACTCACCTCTACAACCATGCCGTTCAGTTGTAAATCAAACGGAACGGACTGCGTAATCTCAACAGTTGGACTACGACTAATACCAATTAAACGAAACTCTTTATAACCAGTAAAGGATGCCCGGCCTAAAGAGAAGTCGTCATTTACATTTCGCAAAATCATATTCTTATTATTAACAGCAACAGACAAAGTTTCCAACAAATCAAGCGTTACCATATCAATTTTACGAGGGCGACCAGTCATTGAATCACCCTGAACAAGCTGATCAATAGGAAGGGTTTTAAGAATAGGATTGAACTGATAGCCAATAAAAGCTGTTGTAGCTTGCTGCACAGCAGAAGTATCTACATTACCAGAAGCAACAGTATATGTGCCAAGATAATCAGTGCCGCTAGCAACCTTAACATTAGCACCATTAGCAAACACAGAACTTACATCAAATACACCAGCAGTCCCAGAATAGCTTTTACAGAAATCCATAGGCATAGATTCCTTAAACTCTTCTAAGTAATACCGGTTGGTTCCATCACCTTCATCTCGAACAGATACACAAAACAACTGCCTATCAAGTGTGCAAATGCTATGGAACTCGCCCGGTGTATCCCAAAGCATCCACCCTGCTTTTTGATCACCACGAGAAGAATAGAATACAGACAGTGTGCCATCTGGATTAATTAAGAAAAGATATGATTCAGCGCGATCAAACGCACCCTTAATAGATGCTGCTTGAACTGGGTCAATCATTAAGTGTCCAGCAGTCTGACTAACATTTTGGGTGTTGTATGCTTGCTCAACCTCACTATACACATAAGACCCCAGCATCTTGCCAGAGGCTTGCGTATAGAGCGTTGCACCATCAAAGGCTTGTGGTCGTGCAAAGGAACTACCAAACGGTGTCTGGCGTTTGATCTGGACGTTTGAGGGGGTTATAGGTTTTTCGGTAAAAGCTGGAATATAAGACTCGTTAGATGCGCTAAAGATTTGGAGGTCACGATTAGATACAAGATGCCTAATTTGACTAAACTCACCAAAGTTAGAAGCAGCATCAATCGCATCGTTGTCAGCCCCCGTGCCTATATTAAAGTTAAAGATGTCATTTGATTTACTTGCCCAGATATGATCAGGCTGTGAAGTTGTTCCCCCAAACCACAGGCGACCTTCGTGGAATACAACAGCACCAGGAAAGCCCCGAATATCTGAATATGATTGCTCATACCACTCTGTAGTGGCAGACGTTGTTGCAACTCGAACACTACCACCGCCAATGGAGGAGGTGTTAGCATTATGGCTTGTTGCATACTCAAATGTATTCTCATCAAGGATTTGAGTTACAGTAAATGTGCCTTCTATGTTCGAGGCTGAGATGCCTCCCAAAGGGCCAACCCTAGTGATATTAAAACTATCGCCAACTGATAGATTATGAAGAGCCATAGTAACACGAACATCATCAATACCACCAAAGACTTCAATACTATCTGGCGGCAACTCTCTATAAATCCCACCCGTAGGGACATCCACGACAACTTCTGTGTTACTGTTTCGAGCAGTAATTTCACACGGGACGCTGCCCACAAGAATAAATTTTCCAACCCAGTTTTCACCATTACCTACTGTAAAATAATCGCTACTTGTTGTTAGTGTTCGGCCTACTCCAGCCGTAAATACACTAGGTGTAATGGTAACAGCTTGTGCCTGAAAGTCATAGTATGGTTGTTTAGGGGCAGATACATTGCTGTCCAAGACATCCACATCAAACGTAAAGTTGCGTGCTTCAAATGCGTCGGAACCGGTTCTGCGAATAATTACTGGATTAAATGATGTGTGAGATACAATCATTATGTCAGCAGATGTAGCAATAGTAATCTGCTTTAGCTTGGCTGTTGTCCACGGACAGACGTTACTTGATACGCCATTTGTAAGTGTAACGGCTGGGCTGGTATCAACTACGCCAGCAGCAGTAACGCCGAATACTTCCAGCTTGTTATTGCTGAAAGCAAAAATGTAACGCTCGTCATCAGAAAAGACAAACGGTTCAATTCTAATCTCCATTTCGTTGGCGGCATTTCTTGTTGTGCCGAACTGATAAATATACTCAGTCCCTGGCCTTTTCTTTATACCACCCTCGTTTAATATCAAGAAATTTCTAACTTTTTGCGCGCCAGCTTGATAGAGTTGCGTATCAACCCTAGACAAAAATGACGGACTTAACTCGCCAAACTGAAAGCTATTAAACGAAATCTTGACTTTAGCCATTATGAGTGCCTTTCAGTCAAGAACCTCGAAGTTGTAAGTTTACGCGTTGTATGTTGCTGGCTATCAATACTCTTAGCTTTACGCATAAGGTCGTCTGCTTTTGCCTCAAACAAACCAGCAAGTGCAGCATCACGCGCAATAGATGTAGCAAAGATTCCCGCAAGATGATGCTCAAGCGCAATAATAAAATATGAAGCCCACTCTGCTTCATCGGCGCGATAAATGTAATCGCATACCAAAGTGTCAGCAGAAGAACTATTGCTGTAAACCATGTCGCCATACACTGTGTATTTAATAGGTTGGTCGCTAATGGTAATAGCATTAATCATTAAAAGATTGGTTGGCAGCTGATGTGCAATATCAAAGCGGCCAGTAGGAGCAGAGGAATGTGCAGCTAGTTGCGCTTGCTCGGTAGCAAACCGCCAGCGTGTCCGGCACAACTGAGATCGCGCGACATCCTCATACAAGTTTGAGGCCACTAGAGCCTCAGTCGTATCTTCGATAAATGAAGTGATTGGATCTGCGCCAATCAAAATCAATGCCCGTGAGCAAATATCAATAGCAGTAGTTGCAGCAGTAGAAGACATGCTTACCTCTTAAGAAAGGGGGGAGCAGCAGTTTCCCACTACTCCCCTACCAGACTTAGTTGTTGTCCAGAACCTCATAGATGCCGTTGTCATCAATGCCAACAGAACCCATGCTCATGTGAGCAGTGACCAAGTGAGCCACTTTCTGCGGCACATAGTTCACTTCAGTTTGAACGTCAGAACCAACACCCAGGCCAATAGCAGAGCTATGGTAGGCAAAGTTCTTACCGCCAGCAACAGCAGACGTTGAGAAGATCTTGAAGCCCAAGAACTCTTTCATTGTCATGCCGCCAGCGAAAGGCAGATTTTGATCGCCAACGAAGTCGCTAGATGCAAACTCAGTGATGCTGAACAGGTCAGCATAACCAGCAGGAGACATCGCGATGTAGCGGTTGCCATCTTCCGGAACGTCAGCAGAACCCATTGTTTCGAACAGAGTCAGAAGGTCGGCTTTTACAAGCGCGCCGCCGGTGTCTGCGATTTGGGTGCTGTTTGCGCCAGCGTCAAGAGCAGCAACAATCAACTCATCAGTCTTACGACCAAGAGCATAAGCAGCCGACTGAGCAACAGCTTGACGTTCGTCAATGTTGGTTTTCAGTTCGTCCAGCTTATCAATATACTCAGGTGCATAGTGATCAGTCAGTGTTGCAGTGACGTTGGTGTGTGCGACTTCCATGCCAGTAACGTCGCCGTTACGAGTCTTGGTATTGGCAGCACCTTTGCCGATTTTTTGAAATTTAACAGTAGAACCCGTTACGCCATTAACCTGACGGACAGTGTTACGGAGTTTAGACCCCATACGCTGATACGCCAAATGAACATCAGATTCAAACTGCGTGATGAAGGCTTGATCAATAGTATTAGCCATTTTCATTCTCCAGTTGTGAAGTTTCAGTTACAATGTCAGGAATGGTTGTCCGTGCGATGCCTCATCTAGTTATCCGTTTCCGGGCTATCCGCAGCGTATCGGGCCTCTAACAAGAGAATAATGCCTTAACTGATATATTTTAGCAACACAAAAAGAACACCGCCCCCCAATGGAAAAGAGGGCTGTG